GCAATGGATGATTGAATATCGTATGAAGAGCTGATCACATCAGCAGCATTACCGCCATAATTAGCAGTAAAGTTAATCGCAGTATTGTTCAGTTGCTGTAAAGAACTTTCGGCAACCCCTAACGAACTGACCTCCCCAAGCGCCTGGTTAGCGGCTATAGCGGGGTTTAGCGAGCCAACCAGCATCATGGCGCCACCGGCCGCGCCGATAAAACCGCGCATCATGTGATCCTGAGCGGCCCCGGCTTTTTGGGTAAGATTGTTAATTTTACCCATGATTTTATTCACCGGCCCGGTGACTTTATCAATCACCCCGATGGAATACATGAGTTTTTCTAACTTACTTAAGCTCATTAATTACTGTCCGAAAAAGCCAAATGGATGCCGTTGGCCACGCTGAATTTGAGTACTTCAGCGTTGTCCCGTTCTAAAAAAAGTGCTTGCGCTAAGGTTTCATTGGTTACCGGCAATTGCGGTAACCATTTCGCATGATATGCGAGCAGCTGATCTACCCGGCTTCTGCCGATGTCAATTGCTCGCTGCTCGATTTTTTTACTGTGATATTAAACTCGGGCTGGTATTCATCAACAATCGCAGACGCAATATGAATAGCAGCACCAGGCTGTTTGATCATTTTTTTCAAATCAGCCTTAGATGTATCGTCAACAACCGCCATCAAAAAGTTTGTCGCCGGCTGTACTTTATTAACCAGTGATAAGCTGTTTTGATATTTGTTATACGCCGTGACATTGACATTAAAAACCAACTCAACATCATTCACATCAAGCTCTATTTTTTGGTTAAACGACATGTTATTCCCCTATGTCTGTTAATTCTTCTTGAGTAAGCAAGGTATACGTAAACGTATGACCCCACATGTTTTCCGAAAGCCGACACAAGCCCATCAGATGATCAAAATCGTCCGGATCGGCTAACACCTGGCAGCCGGCACTCCATTTATCCACCAAAGAGGATTCCCTGACAGCATTGGCCCGATGGCAATTAATGCCGAAATAGCCGGTTTGTTGCACCTGGCCATTGGTGTCTAACTCATCATCCTCATCAGCATCTCGATAAACCGTGATTGGCTTATTTTGTACCAAGGCTGGATATCGCCCCTTGTGATTGCCAAAAGTCCACAAACTACGATATTGCCCAGGCACCACCACAGCAGTGCCATCAACATTCACCGGATTGCGACGATAATAAGTTCCAGGGTCAGTCGTGCATTTAAACTGCTCCAGCTGCCACTCCCCGCTTTTTTGATAAAGCACACAAAACGCATCATTAAAGGTGTTTGCCCGGGTGTTTTTATTACGTACGCCAATCAAATTAAGGTTCAGCTCTCCGCTGAACACCTTGTACCCTTTGCTGTTCATAGCAGCTAATACACTGTCTATGGTTACCGTTAACTTGCTCATTTAAGCCCCCGTTAGAGATCCCGCACTTCATCTGCTGTTAGATACGGAATGCCGTTAATTTTGATAAAATCTGGTGATGTCACTATGCCTTTAATCGTAGTGGTATCCTCTTCGCCACCTTCGGCTTTAACATTCAGCACTTCATCAAGCTCCGGTAACACCCCGAAGGCTTCCACGTTTTTAGTGCCGGCTTTCACTTCTGCGAGAAATGACACATCAAAAGGCTCTATGCCTTTCCAGCTACCGGCCTCTTTCGCCTGGGCTTCAATGAGTAAAAAGTTTTCATGATCAACCTTTAGCGTCACTTCTGCGCTAACCGGGCCATCTATATAGCCGGTAGGTACCCCGCGCACGGTCTTGGCCTTACGGCCACTAGTTATTTTCACGCTGCCCTCGATGACATGAACCATCTTGTCACCGATAAAAATATCGAAATCCTTACCACTTAAAGCTTTAACTGACATGCGTTATTCCTCACTATCCAGCATGATGCCGACTAAAATTGTGCTTGGTGAATCAATCGGCTGCACCTTGATGATCACGTTTAACTGGGTTGGGCTGGTGAACGTCAGGCCGATGGCATCATCTTTGGGCTCTGCAATTTCCCCCGGGAACTTATCCGCGCCAATATTCACGCTTTTTGCCATCTGCCGCAGCGGCTTGCCAAGGACACGCTTGCCAAAGGCAATACCGGTAGGCGAGTTGTTCAGACGGCGGTTTTTGATTTGATAAATAGCGATTATCCGCACCTGTCGCGCTACCTTGTCCACTACTCGCCCGGCTTCAATCTTTTGAAAATCGCCGCCTTCGGCATCGAGCATATTCACATCACCAAAGTAAATGCCGTCAAAGTCCGGATAGAACTGCACACAGCTAAAACGCAAGGCATCAAGCGCAGCAGTAACCGCATTTGTCAGCGGCGCCCCCGCCTTATCAACCGGTGAAGGCATTAATGATAACGCTCCGGTTTGGGTGCGCATCGGACTATCAGCAATGGTTACCGAGCGTTTGCATAACCGGCCGGTCACACCGCCCAGTTCATCACCGTACAACAGCGGTACCAGGGCAACCCGGTCACCGACAACCCCGTCATTTAATGGCTGAATTGAGGCTCGATGCTCTGACCAGGTCTGGCCGGTACTGGCATCCGGATCACACCCCGGCACTGCAACTAAAAACCGCACCCGCCGGGCATGGGAAGAAAGTATTTCCATGGCCTTAGCCTGGTATGCTTCAACCTCAGCTTTGCCGGTTACCGGCGAACAAATCACAATGATTTCCGGGCTAACATCTTCATCCATAGCCTTATCCACCAGGTCTAAGATGTTATCGCCCTGGCTAATGGGGATCGCCCAGCCAGACACCAGGTCATCACCGTTACGTACCCAGGATTTCAGCTGAATCTCAAGGGTAGTATCTGCACCCACTAATGATTCAAAATCAGATTGGGCGTTAATCGCCACAATACTGCCGATATTTTCGGTGCCTACGCCAATGAAGAGCACCGAGCGTTCAACCTCTTTTGTGGCGCCGCTACCGGTATTGAGCGAGGCGACCGAAACCTTACCTTGTGCCATGTTGTATCCTTCTGTGTTGTTTGTCAGCCAAGGCGCGTAGCCTCATCCAACATATAATTTGTTAACTGTTTTCGTTCATTCTGGCTCTGGCCTAAAAAGGATCTTTCCGGCAAAGGAATAGCCCATTTGTCTTTGCCCTTGGGTTCATCCCGCAAAATACGGAGGATCAGCCCGGCCTGTCGCCGTTTTAAATTTTCGGTAATCCATTTCAGGCTTGGGCTTTTCCAGCCCTTGCCCCGGTTCCGGCGGATTTTATAGCCCTCCTTTCTCAGGGCTTTCGCCTGCTTTCGGGTCGCCATTTCATTTTTACCGGGCGTACCGTACTTCTGTGCCGCTTCCCTAGCGGTCATTTCCTGGCTGATGCCCTCCTGCTGCGCCCGGGCAATTTGTCCAACCCGTTTATTGCCAAAAGTCACTTCGGCTTTGTTCGGGTTGGTATACACACGCATATGCTTGCCGAGCTTGCGCAACATTCGGGTTTTCCTGCCGTTTGACCGGCCCTGCCAGGCAATACCGGCTAAATCCTTTTGCTCCCGGATCCTGGCTTTACTGTCCCGGCGAACCTTACGACCAGCGCCCCGTAATATGCGGCGCCTTTTTTGCGGGCCCAGCGTTAATAAATTAAGCTGTTGAGCTGCTGCCCGGGTATCTATACCAACCGTAATCATGATGATTAGGGGTTAACGTCCTTGTTCACTTCTGCTGCCAGCGTAAAGCTTTCAGCAATCCATAAACTTTGCTCACCGAAATCATATTTTTTGCCGCCTAATTCAAATGGCCCGGTGTCGCTTTCAATCAACTCGATATCTTCAGCAAAGGTTTCAATAGTGAGTTCCACCTCAGCGGTGTTGTCATCGAGCAGATCAACACTGAATTCCACCTTACCGCTGTCATAATCCCCGCCATTCTCTTGCAGCCAGAAGCTGACATAAGCCGCGATTAATTCCGCCGGGGCACTACAGGGATTAATACTGATCACGCCGCTGTAAGCAAAGCGAGCGGCTATCAAGCCAGTGCCATTTACCTTTTTGCTGGCCGACTCAATCCGGCCCCCTTCAATCCAGCTATCAAATTCACCTGAGAGGGCCAATTTATGGCCCTGGTAATTGGCATCTATCAAATGCGCAGTTAATCGCTGTAATTTGCTCAGGCTCATATCAGGGCAACACTCAGGTTTTTACTGGTATTCATCATCTGGCTGATCGCGTCATTGCTTTGCTTTAGCCAGTGCTGTTCGTTGTCGATGCTCTCTTGGGCTTTCACCGCGGCTTTGTCCCGATGTGTTTCTCCCAGGGAACTGGTTAACAAAAATGATTTAGCCAGGCTAAAAACGGCATGCTTATACAAAATTACTAATAGGCTTTGCCCTTCAAAATCATCACTGGGCACCTCGGCTAAAGTGCCGTCACCAGGCCAGTTCTCCGCCCAGTAAAGGCTTAAGTCCTTGTTCACCGAGATAATAGCCAGCCTTAATTTCTGAGCCATCATGCCGTTGTTATTGCCGTACTGAGCAGGTACCGCGTAATTTTCAACGAGTTCAGCCACATTCAAATCAGGGTAAAAGCCGTTATTCCTGACTATCTGCTCTGGCGCTTGTGCTGGTGGCATACCTGTTAAATTCATTCCATACCCCGTCAATACGTTAAAAAGGGTGTGGGCGCCGACAATAAACAGACAGAAACACTCATAAAAATGGGAGTTAAAAGCCTGTTATTGCTGCCCACCGGCGAGAGAGCCGTTACTTTAATAGCTCGTTTACCTGTTCTTCCTGGCCCAGCTTCTTAGCAATGTCACGCACCAGACCTTTTACCCCTGCTTTATCGTTTATTTTCGTGGCGGTAATGCCATGATGCAGCGCATTACCATAGTTAAAGCGTGATTCTTCTAACTTGCAGGCCATGGCGTACAGCTTGCCAAAAACAATGTCGTTTCCCGTTAACTGCTTCTGCTCGATAAAGCCGATGAGTACGTAAAACCACCTGATAACTTCTTTAAGCCAGACCAGTTCTAAAGTGTCTTTAGCCTTATCTAACTGTCTG